TTCAGTACGGATTTTGCGCGCGCCGGGGATTTTGTTAATGAATGTTATAATAATCTTACTGCCTTGAGAATGAACACACAACACCCCGTTTTCCATCCGAATGGAAAAAGAAACGGAAGTTTCTTCCTACCGCGCCCTAACAAAAGTCGCAAAAAAAGCCGCAAAAAGTAAGGAAATATGACAAAAGTAACAGATTTTTACACCAAAGAAAACACCCTCCGCCTGTCCTCCGATGCGGCATCCGGTCCTCAATCGTTGCGAGTCCTGTTATAAGTATTGCGATAACTGTTGCGAATGTATGTGCAGTGAATCAGATACGTGCGTCCACGAACCCGTATGCCTGCCTGAGCAGATGCCCGTACTTCGTCCAGACACGTTTATCGACTGCATCCCCGAAGTGTGTTGCCTCTTCAGGAAGGATGGACTGGTTGCGCTCACTACGCTTATCCTTGGCAAACCGTCCTTCACGATCCTCGATAACGCGCGTGTTGTTCATGGAGATCAACGTGTATTTGCATTTCGAGCCGTTGAAACGCTTCTTCGGAAAACGTTCGTCTTTCTCCGCCAGGATAGAAGCCCACAACAGATATTTATCATGCTGCGGCGGCTCCATGCCCGCATGGGTGTGCTGTTCCACTGTCCAGCCGTGTTTCTCCAGGCGCTCAATGGCAAGTTCATTATAGGATTTTTTATTGTTGGCGCGACGTGCATCCCCGTAGCGGTCACGGTAATAATGCAGGTGCTTGTTGATATGGTTACGGTAATAGTGGCAGAACTTATCCATCAGCGCGTTGACCATTGTATCGTCTTCCTCGTCACGCTTGACAAAGAACTCGTTGATATTGTTATCCACCGGCTCACGTGTCAGCAGCTTCGTCACGAAATCATAATTGCGTTCCTGCGCCACTTCAAGGAACGAGGCGGCAGACCCCCAGTCAGGCGTCAGCTCTATCGGCTGGTTCGGATTGCAGTCCAGATCACGCCGGCTGTCATCATTGTTGGCAAGCTGTTGCCAATTGTAGTTATGATCTTCGGCAAAGTCACGTATATAGCTGTCATTGGTCGCATTGTAATACACGTGCCGTTCATCCAGTTGGTAATAACAGCTATCAATCTTATCCACCATGAAGTTCAGTATCTCGATCATGAAAGAAAGCTTATCCATCACCTTGTGCTGGTTCAGGATATAGTTCATGCCCACATTGGCGATATTGTCGAAGATGGAGCCAAGGATAAAAAGCGTGCCGTCGCGTGAAACGAACGGCGTGATGCTTTGCCTGAGACGAACGGTTTCATTCCAGATTTCCTTGAAGAGTCCCGCATCATTCGCAATCCTTGCATCAATGAGCTGCATCTGTAACCGCACAATCTTATTCCAGACATCAAACAGTCGGATGCCGCGTTCTTCTTCGTAATACTTGGCCGGTTCAAGCAACCATTTCTGTTCAGGCGTGTAAGGCATGGAGGAAAGGAAGGTGTTGCCGTGATGTTTCAGAACGGGATTCTCGGACTTGCGTCCGAAGATGTGTTCATTGCCTCGGTTGGTCGGTGCCGCCTCCTGATCGAACTTCTCTTTATCGAGCGTCAGCGCTTCGTCAGTGATGTTGTAGTCAGCATTCGGTCCGCGGCTGTTACCGCCCTGGGTAAGTATGTAGAGCATGTGACCATTGGAGAAGCTGATGCCATACTCAAACGACATGATGTGCTCATAAGGCTTATACCAGCCCTCAATGGGTCTGCGACAAACCACATAGTCACCGGTCTTGCTGACCGGATCCCATTGTTTGTAACCGAGCATCTCCAGCATCTTGAATGCCGAGGGCAACGTTTTAGTGAGCGCCTGCCCAATGGTAGCCTGTGTGAGTGTGGTAATACCTCGCGGCATGAGCCGGATATTATCATCTATCACGGCACCGGTAATGAATGATTTACCCGTTGCACGTGAATAGATGACATACCCGTTCTTGTACGGCATTACCAAAAATGCCGCCTGTGCCGGATTGACCTGTATGACCTCTTCCCAAACGTTTTCGTCCATTGTCCTGCCGTATCAATAACGTGGGAAAACAATGTAATTCACACCTTCGGAAGAAGTCATACGGGGCATCGGCTGCCCTGTATCGTCTAATAGTTTTTTCACTTCATCCGGCTTAAACTTGGCGGATACGGTGCAAACAATTTGTGTCTTGCTGACCGATACCATATCAATATGTTTGTGGTCAACCAGATAAGAGATCAAGCGTTTATTTGTCAGTTTCTTCATGATTTTATTGTTATACGCCAAATAAACTTGGCTGAAGTAATATTCCTTTACTCGTTTTAGTTTCTCCAAAGCATTCGGAGCGAAATCTTTCATCTCCAGCTTTGAAGTAGTGTTCATCTATATCACAGCCCCAAAAATCAAGGCCGAGCTTATACGCTGCAATTCTATCACTTTGACTATCCATGTGAGGGCTTCCAATCTTATAACCCAATTTTGCATAATTGTTGAGCAACCAACCATACAAAGCCACAGGTTTCTGGTTAGGATGAATACGTTTTTCTTTATGCTTCATATTTTCCTGCCACATTCCATTCCATCTGTATTTGAATTTTCTAACAGCCGTTTGGAATGATGTCCAAGCAAGTTCACAATCTGCAAAATCACTTGCTCCATTATCCTTGTCCCAAACTATCCAACAATGGCTATCAATCGGGATTCGGCTTATAAAGTGGTTTGCTCCCCAAACAATTTGATTCTTTGAAACCCTAATAAGCTCTTGGAAATATTCTTGCGAAGGTGCGTCAGCGTCATTTCCTGAATAAGCAACATATGACTTTGCTATAGCTATTTTATTTCGGGAATTATTCTTTGAACCATCTTCTCCAATTCCATAGGGAGGATCATCAATTACAAGATCAAAGAACTTGTCAGGGAACTTAGATAAGAACTCCATCCTGTCGTAGTTGTAAATTTTACTTATTGGCATATTAGCTCCTTTCCTTATCGTATATGGGTTTTACAAAGCCCGCACAAGGCTGTTATATTTATGAGTTCATTATTTCTTCTGCCTGCACATCGTCAATAGGCGTGTACATTGAATCCACAAGGACTTTTTGCTCTTCCTGTGAAAGATTACGGATCGCATTCAGCGGGATATCTACTGTTTGCCCCATACTGTTGATCTGGATGTAGAAGACATTTTTCTCCATACGTCGCGGATCCTCAACCGAAGCCGGTTTCTCACCAATCATCTGATGCAACACTTTCTTAGCGTTGTTCCAATTCTTCAGATCACCTCTGAGCTTACAGTCCCGGATAAGCTGAATCTGGTCCTTGATCATCCAGGCAAACCAGAAATCCCAGTCAAACTGGTGCTGTGTCTTGAACAGTTCTTTTGCCAGGGCGATATCCTTACGTACCTGTGTACGTGAAATCCGGTATTTCGCCAGCATGATGTTGATGATATGGCTCTCATTGGGATAATCATCCAGCAAACGGGCTATCTGCAATACCCGGTTGCACTGCACCCGAAGATGCTCCGGCAACGGGCTGTTCTCCGGGTCAATGATGTGCTGCTGTATAAGGTCGTATGACTGTTCCTCCAATGCGGCCTTGCTTTTGGATGTTGTCAAGCTGTTACTCATACTCAAGATACTGCTGTTGCGATTTAAAGAACTTGATCAGTTCCTGTTGTGCCGGATTGCTGCCGTTGATGGCGGACTTGATGATAGCCTCCCGTACTTCAACCATTTGGCTGAGATGCCCACGATAAAAAGCCGTCCGGACTTCAGTGCCCGGAGTACGGAGCTCTGCAAGAAAATCCGTCTCATCCACACCGATATTGATTGCGATCATTCCCGGAGGGATAAGGCGGTACGCCATTTTCTCAATTTCTTCACGTTGTTCCTGCGTCAAACTCATCATTCAGCATTTTAAAATCAAAGTCAAAAATATCTCTGCCGGTATGGATGATTCCACGTTCCAACTTCGGGTTATGTGTGGCGTTCTGACTGCCTACTACGGTGATGTTCCAGTCTTCATTATACAGCAACGCCACCTTCGCATGCAATGCCAGGCAACGGTAACAGTCTGGAAATGTAGTCACCAGATAATCGAACGGTTTGGGCGAGATGCTGCGTACACGGTTATCGATCAGGAACCGTACCGATAGCAACTCACCGGTCTCAACCTTACGACGAAGGGTGTTGATACTATCCATCGAGATTGAGTAAGTAGTCAAGAACAGGTGTGCCGGACCGGTCTGTTTCAAAATATATAAAATCAACTGGATCAGGTTAAATGCTCCGGAAGAATAGAAATGCTTATCCCTGCCGGGAACCAGCACTCCCATAGCGTCCGGATGCAGCAGCTTCTCCGAAGCCCGATCATGGTCGGAGGCTGCCACATCCGTTTGGCGGAGAGGGAGCGCATTGTCCTTCATTCTCTCCGCCGGCATCTCATTCATATCGCTGCAACATACCAACATTATTGCAGCTCGGCCAGTCTATACTCTATTTTCTCCACCAGTGCCTCCTGATCAGCCACCTTCTTCTCGTATCTCACACGTTTGGGGCAGTCCGGAAGCGGGTTTTCCTTGCCGTCTTTAGGCTTGCTCTCTGAAGAATACAGCAACATGTTTTTTGCCTTGGTAATCTTACTCTTGGCATTGGATTTCGCTTTCTTCAGTTCTTCGACGGAAAGGGAACTGATATCGGTCTGTTCATCTTCCTTTTCCGGCTTTTCTTCAGCAGCATCCACTTTTTTATAAAGCTCGTCCAGCTGCTCATCAGTCGGCAACTCCTTGTTCTGCTCATATTGCTGTTTGATGGCAGCCAGCAATGTCATACGATTGGAGAGAGAGGCTATACGGGTAACAATATCCTTGCGCTGTGAACATACAGCCGCTGTATTGCTCTCACCCTGTTCGGCAAGTAACCGGTGCAGCCGTGAACGTTCATTATAGCAATCCCGGAAATCATAGATAATTTTGGCAATAACAGGCGGATAAGCGGGCTGTTCATCCGTTTCACGTGCCAGTTCTTTTTCCGCAATGGTAACGATGGCCGCCGCCGTTGCTTCCGGAACAGTCTCGGAACGTCCATCATTACCGGGCACCGCATCATCCGCCAGGTCCACATCCTCAAAGCGCGGATCATCCGGATGATACCAGACTTTAATCATTTGCCGGATCTCGTATTCCAGCTTCTCGCGGGTATGTGGCTTTTCGCCTAATTTAGCCAGTTTGGATGATACGATTGTCTTGTAACCTGATTTAGCAAGGATAGCCACACCAGTATTGTATTCTCTCTTAGCAGAGTTCAGCCAGGCGATACCTTCTCTGCGGGCTACGATATAAGCATTTGTAATTTCAGCCATGATTCTTGATATTAACGTTATACAAAGGTGTTGCGAATTTTATTGCTGTGATAGGACAAAACAAAATGTCCGCCTTCCGGAAAAACTCCGGAGACGGACATAAACAAGCAACTAACCAAACGAAGAAACAAAAATCAACCTCCAGGTGCGTTCTTTACAGTGAGAATGTCTTCCGCATCACCTTCATACACACATTTACGCGGTGCGGTGAAAGTATAATGAAGTGTATTCTGATTACGCGCGGTAGAGTTTGCCCCGGTGGTAGAACCGTCTCCGGAGGCACGCATGGCACCACGCCGCTTGTCACCCATCAGGTAATTCGTGCCATTGTTGTCGGTCACGATGAAGAACATCTTGCGGCCTTTGGTCGCATTCTCAAAGCCGAATATCTTTTTCCGCATCTTGGCCGAAATGATATTCAAGTCCATCAGGAACGATTCACCACCGGTTTCTCCCTGATCCGTAATCTTGAACTCAGCCAGTTCGTCAGTGATATCCATCTTATAGGCCCGGCAACCTTCTTTCATAACAAGATCACCGACCAGTGCACCGGCGGCCTCCAGTGAAAGCGGATCATCCGTCTTTTTCGGGTAGTCCGGCCATGTCGCCACATCTGCATGATAACCGAAGATAACGGACGGTATGATACCGCCCATATTATCCTGGTTCTCGCAGTCCATTGCCTCGTTGATATCATCAAGGGCAATACATAATTTAGGATCTACTTCTGCCATAGTCACAGGATTTATTCAGATTTAACAACGTATGTACCCGTCACTTTCTCTACTGCACCCGCAGCAGGAGTTTTCTTCTGCACGGCAGGAGTGGTATATCCGGCGGCCTCCAGGAACTCGACGGTATATTCCTTACCACCGGGAACCGCTACATACGTACCGGAATCACGCCAAGCCTCTTCACCCTGAATGCGCCATTTGCCACCGTTGGCCTTCGCTTCATCCGGTGCAATTGTGACCTCGATATATCCGAATGGATTGGTCCCTTCAGGATCCACCGGACGGTCATTGACGCAGAACTCCGATTTATGCACCGATACGAACTGGAAGCCAATCACGTACTTGCCCGCAGCATCGAACGTATAAGGATTGCCGGAATTGAACGGCTTGATAGACTTGAAATCGCTCTCTTTGTCAAATCCGTAGCAAATGTTATTTTTAGTACTCAGCATGATAAACTGGCTACCATCGGGAAGATTTGGAACACGTACCAGCTCACAACGGTTGTTGGAACCGAGCAGGTGTTGTGTATCGGAAGTATCTTCTTTTAATCCGATAACGATAGTACCTTCATCTTTGCGCCAGTCATCATACATGTCGCCCAAATCGTCGGAAATGAACATCTTGATGTTCTTCTTGCGCTTGAAGGTACGCGGCATGTGACGCCACATCTCCAGCAACTTTTCGCCAATGTTGGCACGAGTCAGCTCACCGGTGGCATATACGTTGCCTTCAGCACTGGAGATATCTCCGACTGCCTCGCCTTCGGTAACAATGGTACCGATACCGTCGAAAGAGTCCTGAATGTCCGTCTTGTTCTCATCAGCGCTGTATTTCGCTGTGAAAAGAGCAAACAGCAAATCATTGGATGCCAGTTCATGGCCGTGGTTGATCAGCCACAACTCGAAGGGATGTTCTTTGCGGAGCGTACCGGGTACCTCAGCAATGTAGGTGCGGCGGTAACGTTCCGGCTCATCGGACATCTCCATCACGACGGGACGAACGACCAGACGACGCGGAACAATCTTACCCAGATACTTGCCGGCTGTAAACTTGCCGGTGTACTTGCTGGAGATGCTGCCGCCTTCTACCTTGCCCAATTCAAGGGAATCGGTAATACCCGGTACCGGAGTGAAATGTTTCAATACCTCCGAAGCGTCGAGCTTATCGACCGCCTTCAGGATGTCTCTGTGTTTTTTTACCGCGGTCAGAACCGTGGTAATGTCAATAGGTGCTTTAAAATCCATAAATAGAATAGTTTAGATGTTATTCATTCTCATAACTGTTGATCGGATCCGTAGCGATATCGGCAAACTTGCTGTCCTCGTTCGATTCCTGATGACTGGCGGTTGCCGTTCCGGGAATCTTGGCCACGATATTGCGGATAACCTGTACCTTAGTCTTGTTGTCGGCCGCATTCCTGACGCTATCGCTCAGGCTGTCAAGGTCGTTGACAACTGCCGTCAGATTGTTTTCAGCCGTCTGTCTGGCTGTATTGGCGGCTGTCAAATCGCTTTCAGCTTTGGTTTTCGCTTCATTGGATACCTTGATGGCGTTATTGATGGCCTGCAAGTTCTCTACGGTAAGCGATATCTTACCGTCTTTTTCCTCAATGCCTTCACAATTGAGGATCTGATTAATGAAAGTAAATTCTTTACGCATGGAAATAACTGTATTTGAATTAGAAATGTCTTCAGAGGTATTATTGGCAGGAAACAGGCTTTTGATACCGTCAATGATTTGAGAAACAAGGTTTCTGTCATTGCCTTTGGGTTGCGTTTCCGATTCGGAAGCATTGAGTACCGGTAACGGTAAACCGATGGCAGTAAAGCAGTCGGTTATTTCATTGGTCACCTGAGGCTTTTTATGCACACCGGGAATGATCCTGTCTATGAAGCCCCATTCCTTGACTTCAGCGGCAGGCATCCAGCGTTCTTCTTCCATAAGGGTGATAACGTCCTTCAGACTCTTGCCGCTGCGGTTGATGTACTTCTGTGCAATCATCAAGTCAATCGCCTCGGCACTCTTCTTCTTGTTTTGTAGTTCTTTAATGGTGTCTTCGAGCTGATCAGCATTAAGCTGTCCCCAAATGTCCACGCCCAGGCTGCACTTATGCGCCAGCCACATACCGTCCTCATGCATCTCAATGGACTTGCCACCGAACGCCAGTATGGTAGCCGCCGAAGCATTGAAGCTGATAAATTCCACCGTCACATTGCCATGCTCAGCCATAAGGTTTGCCATGGCGACCGCTTCGGCCACATCACCGCCAAAGCTTGAGACTTTCAGGCGGACGGGTTGGCCTTTTGCCTTATCTAAATAGTACTTCAGATAATTTTTGTTGTAACAATACCGGTCAATACTGCCGAATAATGTGATAACTGTCTCGTTCATATAACTTTTTTGCGCAAAGAAAAGCGCAAAAAAAACGGTACCCAAGGACACAGGGCACCGTCAAACAGGGAATAAGCGTTGTTTTTACGCTTCCAGTTCTTCCAATCCGGATATATAAATGGTGGGTTCATCCTGTACGCAGGTGAATGTAAAAGACGTGCCGTTCCGTTCTGAAACGGAACGCCCGCTTGTCTTGTTCGTGGCGAATAACATAAGTGCGTCTTCTTGACCGCACCAGTGGACTTGGCCGTTACCGTCCACTGCCAGCACATACCACAAGCCACGCTCCAGCGTCTCCATCAGCTGATTATTCACTGAGGAAAGTTTAGGAATCACCCCTTCAATGGAAACATTCCAGCAATCCCCCGCATCATTCACTTCCTTGTCCTCATTATATATATAAGTGTCATTGGCATACACCGGAATGGAAATAATATTCTCCCGGTCGCGAAGCTCCAGGTAGTTCAGACCGGCATTGTAATCCTTACGGATCCGCAAAAACGAGGTCGGGGGAACGGCAATTATCTGCAACAGCCCGCCGACATTTTCAAAATCATAGTTTATCACTTTCATACGCTAATCTTCCTTGCTGGGAAATTGTCCCAAACTCGGACAACTTCCCCAATATAATACGGTTAATAAAATCAAAAATCGTTGTATTCTCCACTGTCTTCCGATATCCGTGTCGGTTATACTCCCTACGGATGGTGTCATAAGACCAGGTGTCTTCAGTAAATCCGAACTTCGTCTGGAAATTGCGGATGGCAGCTGATAGTGGAAGTCCCATACTCACATGGGTATCAAGATACAGAAACAGTATCTGTTTGATCCGCCGTTCAATCTTGGTACCGAACGCCACCACTTCGGTGTTCGACATCGACCAGCCATAACGGTAGAAGTCATCACGGCGTATCTCCACCGCTACACTGGCCGTATAACGGTAGAGGTTACGATATTTGTTTTCGTAGCGTCCGGGTTTGGACAGCCGGGAAAGGAAATCGTTCTGCAACTCCTTGTCGGAAGACAGGTTAACGATTTCAGTCCAGGTATCATCAGGCGTATTGAAATTATGCAAAAGGAACTGCTTAACATACGGTTTGCAAGGCAGCCAACAGACAAATCGGTCTTTCTTTATCATTTAAAGTGTTGATTTTTACACAAATATACTAAATACCGAGCATATAACCAAGTCCTTGCACGGATATAGTGTAAAATTCGTGCGGCAGTACTTTTGTACATGTATACATTTATACACACCTGTATATCAATAGATTATACCCGCACAAAAATCGTACATTCCCGCACTAATTCTTCCGTTTGCGTACTTTTCGGCCTTTTTCCCGAAAAAGTACAATTCGTGCGCTATTTGTGCGCAATTCGTGCGGATTTTGTGCGCCTGTAATTTATTGCATATCAAATTGATATAAGAAAACAACAGTACTTCTGCACGAATGCACGATTTTTTTTCTGTTTTTTAAGGTAGTCTCTTTTTAAAAAGAAGAATAAAAAAAGAATAATATACCCCCTTCGGCAGTTCCCACGACTGTCGCTCATGCACGTTTGTTCAAATCGTTGTTGTAATGGGTTGGGGGAAAGGGGGAAGGGGTAAAAGAAAGAAAAGATAGCATCCGACTGTACTCACGTACCGCCGGATGCAGGCAAACACTCAATATGTACTTTTAAGAATACTCCGTGTTATGTTTTCTCGGAATGACCGGTAATCATCAAAAGAATACTCCTGCTATGGAAGGTCCTCCGGATAGAATACTCTGCAAATGAACTCGTACTCACGGGGAATTGAACGGACTCCTACAACTACACACAGGCCACGGGCGGCCATTTCATATAAACGTTGGTTAGTGAGTACGGCCCCACGAAAATTATAATTGCTACAGAAAACGAAATAGGCCGTTGCCAGGTCTATACTGAAGATATCATTCGATATGATTTTTGCTGCATCTGAAGGGATGCGGGCAAAGCCAAGCCGTACTACCAGGCGACTCAACAGCTGCTTGCGTTCGACCGGATCCGGTGAAACGACCACCAATATTTTATGCTCTTTTTTTAGCATGATTTCTTGCGTAATTCATTGAAAACATGTATCTTTACATCGTAGTAAATTGGCATAATCTACTCCTTTTCCCGTCTCGGAGTGAAGCGATTTACAGAGGGGCTAAAGCCTGTTGTCCGTCTCACGTACTCCACATCATCCGACAACTCCAACTGTCCTGTATGCACATCGTATGGCTGTTCTGCAATGAATGATTTTACGATGTCCTGAAACAGCTTCAGATCTTTTTCCTGGCAACGGTCTGAAATACGGAACTGCTCGCCTTCCGGCAGATTGATACACATCAGATATACTGCATCATAGAACGCCATGAAACGTTCAGGTGCCATCTCGTAGATAGGCATAAGCCGGGCCATAATATCGGAGTGTGTATCGTTCATCAGAATGCAAGCTTATTAGTTGATGCTTCAGGAAGATCACTCTGCGGTGTCAGTTCACCTGCTGCTTTTCCTATGGTAAAGTATTCAATTCCTCCGGATTTGTCATCTATAACCGGCTTTCCGTCTTTATCCAGGAAGAGGGGTAAACCGCTTTTTGCGTCATACTTATGCGGATTGAATACCCAGCCTTTCCATTCACAATATTTCTTCAGTTTGTCTTTAAATGCCGTAGCACTTATAAACTTGCGTTGCTGCGGATCATAGTTACAGAAATTGTCGTAAATCTCCTTACGGGGAGTACGGCGGTGGTTTTCTTCGCTACTAAAATATTCATCCGCCCAGGATATAAGAGTTTCGCCAATTTCCTGTCTGAGTTTACGTTGCTGCAAGCGTTCGCCCGGTGCCTGTACAACTCCAAATTTCAAGTAAAGCTGTATGCAGTTGGCCAACATATTCCAGGTCAGGTTCCACTGCGTGAAGTCCCATTCGGAAAAGAATAATACCCCGAAATCATCCATGGGTTTATGCTGATCATTATAAAAATCGGAAAAAGCTATCAGCCATTGCCGATCAGTATAACTGGAACCCGTGCCACGGATAGCATGATTCGTTGGAATATATACTTTGGGAGACTTTGCGAAAGGATAGGTGATACGCGATCCTCCTTTCTTGTTTACAGTCCAGTCACCGGTAAGGTTAGGAAACAGAAACTCAAAATTGAAATTCTGCATGACATCATCAATAAACACCAGACGGGTCTGTTCATCAATGTCATTCCAAATGAAACTGTCATTGAAGATATCCGTCCGTTTTCCGGATATATAGACTGTATCGACTACCTGGCGCATTAATTCGCCAACAAGCGATTTACCGCTACGGCCGTTACTGTCGCCCACTTCCGACTGCTTGCCGTCCATGCCGATAACGGCACGTGTCACGTTCGCGTCCTTGCACTCCATCAGCATATAGCCAATAGCACACATTTTACTGAGCAAGTGGAGGTTGTTTTCATAAAGTTCGTCTTCTTCAATCTCTTCAGGCTTTTTTCTCCAGGTAAAATTACTGGTATTGATCAGGAATTGCAGATAATGACATTTCTTTCCTTCCGGAGAGAGTTCATAATCATATTTGCCGTCTTTTTCTCTGAAGGCAATGAGGGGATGCCCGAGGTATTTGGCATCGGTGTTTTTCCGCTGTTCTTCCCATATCTGGTGAGTAATACTTTCGTAGCCCACTTCTTTGACTTCATGCTGGGTTATATGCCAACAGCGGTCACGGAAATAGAAGTATTGTTCATCACGGGACGGGGATATAAAATTAGGTTGGATAAAAGCAAGCCTTGACATCTGGAATGGTCCGACATATTGCGAGCCTCCCTTGAGTAACTGATTATTGACGAAGCGACTGCAATTCTGTTCGGCAAAGGCGAACATGAAATCGCGCGCATCTTCTACGTCAATAGTCCGGACTATTGGCGGATCCAGATGGATATACGTCCATAATTTAGTATCGAGCAAACGATATCGCCCGATCCCCCGGTTTTGAAAAAAGGTTTTGGCGGCCACATAATCGTATTCAAACACCGGTATTCTGTTGCCGTTCGTTTCCTTATAGTCTTCATTCCAGAATTTTTCATCTTCATCATAAGGCAAGGCGGATACCAACCTGCCGCTTTCGTCAAATTTCCAGGCATACCGGCCAAAGATAAACTCCGGAAGTTCCTGTAAAACTTCGCGGTGTTGCTCAGCAAATTTTTCGTGACTATGCAGATTCCATAACTCACGTAGTTTCTGATCGTTCCATGTAGTAATTTTAATTATTTCTACATACTTGCCAATTCCGGATTTCTCATTGCATGCAAATTCCAGATCTTGGGCAAGTTCTTCTTCATGGCCACTCAGTTTGTTTGCCAGCAGATCATCCAGTCCCTTGTCACCTTCATCGTTTTTATTGATGTGGCCAATGAATATTTCCACCATGACGCCGCGGTTCTTCAGCATCCGCATATATTCTTTGAAATTTCGGGCAGCGGAGAAGAAACACCGCGGACGTGTATCAACAGGAGTATTGAACTTTATATTGTTGGACAGATCATTCCAGTCTGAATCAAAAATGAAGGCCACTTCTTTAACACCGCAAACGGTGATAATCTTGACAAGATCCTCCGGCAATGCCCCTTTCTGTCCCAGGTTCTGAATACCGCTGACCGCTATTGAGGGAATGCCATGCTTGCATGCTTTTTCAGCCTTCTTTTCCCCTTCCTGGATGTAGAGCCTTGGGAACTGCTCTTTCCTCTTGTACATCTGCCTCATGCGCTCCGGAATGTATATGGGCGTACCGCTGCCGGCAGGAGATTTGTATTTGAACGGTTTCCCTTCCTTGTCCCGATGTTCGTCCGGGAACTGCCAGCGAACCCGATAATACACCTTGAGTTCCTGTTTACCACGTCCCGGTAACTTGCGCATATAAGTAACCGGCATGCCGTCCAAGTCATAATATTCAATGATGACATCATCCCCGTCAACGATATTGCCGTATTCGTCAATGGTTCCCGGACGGAAAGTTTTTGCTTCAAAAATACTCTGTGTATCTCCCTTCTTGAAGATATGTGCCGTTACATCCTGATAGGTCAGTCCGCTACCGGCAAGCATGCGGGCGCAGAATGTATCAACGCTTTCTCCCTTGGCCTCCTTGCTTTGTTTCTTTATTTTAGTAGGCTTAGCAGGCTTATTCTCCGGTTTGGGATCAAGCAGTACATTGAACTTGCGTGCCAGGTGATCGAGGGCTTCCAGAAATTGCATATCTTCCGCCCTCTGCAAATAGTCCAGCGGTTCCTTGCCCTTTATATCCGGGCAACTGAAGCATTTGAAAATCTGTTTGGCCGGAGAAATATGTAGCTTCTCCTGTCCGTGGCATTTGGGACATTCGCACTTATATTCAGCGCCCCGTTTCCGTAGTTCGTGAAAGTCACCGATAACATCAAGAAGCTTCCCTTTGGAAGCTTCCTTGATCCGTTTTATATCATCTTTAGTAAAGTACATAAGAGTTTTATATGTTGCCGCTACGAATTACACTGTTTTTAGGATTAAGTGATAGGACTTAAATTTTGCCAAGAAACAGCATATACGTATCGAGTTCATTTTTCAGCCGGGCATTCTCATTTCTGAGTTGCTCAATGGTATTGTTCCGGCAGGAAACAGCCTGGTGTAGCCGGCTGATTTCTTGCGAATAATCAATTTGTTTCTCACTCCTTTCTATCTTCTTCAGTAGCTGCTGTTTCACCTTGCCGATTTCCTGTTCCAGGTAAGCATTCCGCTTCAGCACACTTTTGATTTGCCCCTCCAGATACAGGGTGCGCTGCTGCTCTCTGTGATAATCTTTGAGCAGGTATTTGAATAAGGTCTCGATAGGGATATCGAGTGCAAGATTGTCTTCTGCCATAGTTGCCCTATATATAAAAGTTAATCACCTATTAGCTGCTTAATCGTATAATTTTGTTTCCCTTTGAATTTAGAGAAATAATTCAGGAACACCCGAAGTTAAATCCCAAAACCGGTATTCTTCAAACATTCATAAATCTTCTTCAATAAAAGTGTTGGTCGTATTTATAACTCCTGCTGAATCAATAGTTTGACCATCACGAATAAATATTTTATCATACATCAAGGCTTTATAGTTAGACTCCGTCATGTAGAATACACATACACGCCCATCGGCATACAATTTGCATTTCATAAATCCAGTACCTTCCACTGAACCTATTACATCTATTTGCATTGTTCTTTTTCCCATTTGTTATACGTTAAATGTAAGTCACTTTTTTATCCGTAGTGGCAATTTTGAGCACCTTGTATTCAGTCAATGGGGACGCTTCTTTTTGTAGTTTAACACATCGTTTATCAGCATCCCTCTTTGTTGTAGGTTGGCACATTGTTTCCACGTGCCAACCTCGAAAATAACGTGCTATAACATACTGCTTTTTCATATATGATTTATTATACTTTTGAGAAAGAGAACAACTCAGTTCCATTTGAAATTTGTGTGCTAAAAGCTATCTTTTTTGCATTGCAATATTTAGCCAGCTTGTATTTGAAAGCTGTAGATGAGACACATGTACGTCTCTTACCATCCTCTTTCAAAAATAGTTCATATAGCTTTTTTCTGGAGATGGTCTGATTTAGATATGAAGGATTTGAAAAATAGATGTCTGCCCAGGAAACAAAATCCGTTCCTATTTCAACTTCTATTTTACTTTCCCAGAGAATTTCCTGGGTTAATACTGGCCCATAATTCAAATAAAGTTGTACGCAGTCAGCGATCAACATATAAGCATACTTCCAGTCTTCGATATCCCAGTCTGTGAAGAAACATTTTCCGAAATCATCAATGGGGCTATGGCTGGCATTGTAATAATCAGAAAAGGGAAGTTCCCATTTCCTATAATCGACGCTAACTCCTTTGCCAGCTATCTCCGAGAAAGTTGTGATAACTATTTTGGGAGAATATGAATAAGGGATCATATCTACTTGTTTTCCTTTTCTATTGATCACCCAGTCTCCATTAATATATGGAAATAACCAATCAAATTCAAAGTTTTCCGGTAGATCATCAAGCACAACAAGTTTGGTCCGTGAGGATAGGTCATTCCAAATAAAAGCATTATTTATATCGATGAATCTACCAGTTATGTGTCCTGCTTGGATGAACTTGGCAATGAAATTCACAAATAAGGTTTTCCCACTCCGTCCGGGTTCTTTGTTCATGTAATCGGTTGCAATGACTGCACGCGAAACATCCGGTCTCTTTTTCTGAAAAATCAAGTACCCAATAGCACAAAGTTTGCTCAATAGGATAGAGGCTTCTTGCCGTTTGTCTTCTTCAGTGATTTCTTCCGGTATTTTGCGCCAAGTGAAGTTACTGGTATTAATCAAGAACTGGAGGAACTGGCATTTTTTACCTTCTTGAGTTAGTTCATAATGACAGACATTATCTGTTTTGTGAAATTGAATTAATGATGTAGTCATAATATTTTCAATAATTTTATTAGGAATTTATTAACTCATATCCCTTGTTAGTTGGACGATAAACAACATCTCCGAATGGTCCAGCCGATTTTGTCAATAAACCGTTTTCTACCATTTCGTCTAATTCATCGGATGGTTTGCTATAACCACCCCATCCTTTTTTGCAGATATGTTCTAAATGAATAAACTGCATCTTGCTTAATTTTATATCCATTTGATTCATTGTTATTTAGAATTGATAGTTTATAAACAGTCTAAATATTATTGCTATTTCATTTGATTCTGATGCCAATAAGTTATCATCTCACCCACATTTCGAACTTTGATTTTCGCTTTAATATTCTCGCGATGGCGATTCACCGTATAAGGCGATATGTGCAGATCTGCTGCAATCTCATCCGTTTGGTAGTTGGAGACAATGAGCCGAAACACCTCCATCTCACGCTCACTCAGTGCCGTATCAAGTTCCGGGCGACAAATCACTCCTTCATGCTCGCACTCACCCCGCAGCGGACACTTTACCTCTTCGAATACAAACTGGCCATCTTTGTTTATGTCAAGGTTATACTGATCATACTCACCGAAGTTACAGCGGATGAAACGATGCACTACGCGGAACTCGTAATGCCAGCGGTTCATCGTACTGGCTGAATAGAGCTTCATCAGTCTGGCATGTGCCTTGGGGTAGCGGTCGCGGATGATGGAAAGCATATATTCGATGGTCGGACGGTTGTTCTCACTGAGCACAACCGCTGGAAAACCTAATTCTTTCATCATCACATCACCTTCGGGGGTGTTGTAGAATTCGATATTGGAGATTCTCTCTATCAGAGCCATGATATAATGTACAAAGGCTTAATTAGCTTCCTTATCTCCACTTTATACCCAAGTCCTTCAAGATTGGCAATAACGTTTGAGGGAATTTCTTCTGATAAGATTAGGCTATATTCGCTTTTTAAAGCCTTTACAAGAATTTGATCCAATAAATTCGTCAATTTCTCTTGGGTCTCAGCAATCATCTTAGCTTTTTTTGCTGTAAGTAAAGTAGTCTCCATATTGATTAGTTTTTAGTTGTTGGGAATAGTTCTTCTACACTCATGCCAAGATATTCAGCAATTATCTTTTGCTTAATGGGAGCTGGTGGATTAACTCCATTTATCCATCGGTACACTGCTGCTGGAGTGGAGCACGTGATTTCTGCCAGCTTCTTGATGGTCTCCATCTGCTGGTTAGGCAAGCTTTTCATATAGTCTGTAAATACCATAATTGATAAATAATTAAAGATTTATATTGGTTTAAATTCTCTTTTCGTTAACTTAGCTACGTGAATTGATTAACGCGATGCAAATATATAGAATTACTATAAATAAAACAATGTTTTAGTTATATTTTCTATAAATAATTAATAGAAGATTTATATATGTCTGTAAAAGAGAGAATTAAGGAATACATCAATTATAAAGATATATCTATCAGGAAATTCTGCCTAAACATAGGTGTTACGGCAGCTTATGTTAATAATATAAGCAAGTCAATACCTCCTGAGAAAATTGATAGAATATCTAAATGCTACCCAGATTTGAATATCACATGGCTTATGACCGGTGAAGGAGAGATGATAAAAGAAGAAAGTACTCTAAATTACATTTCAGCCAATGACATGGTAGAAGTACCTACCGAAGCGTGGCTAATCATAAAGCAGCAGGCTGAAAGTTTGGCTTCAAAAGATAGGCAAGTAGAGGAACTTATTAATCTGCTTAAAAAAGCCAATGCCCCCAAGGAAGGCAATGCAATATGTGCCGATGCAAGCGGATCAGATTTGGAAAAGTAGAATACATTATATCTAAATATTAAATTTATGACTATAAAATTATCGTCTTTTGCGAATGTAAAATCTGTTGGTGGCCGTTCTAAAGTGTCCTTTAAGAATCTTTCCCCACATAAAGAGGAGGCGTTTTATTTATACTTATACAATAAAGGTATTCAATATCGTACAAAGGAGATTTATTATTACGAGGGTGGTGATCGTGACATAGATGGTGGTGAGCTTCTTTCTCTTATTGAAGACTGGTTTGCTTTAGATCTTGAAATAGATTCAGGATATGAAAATTCCATAAATACTATAGATGTTTTAAATGCTATGTATGAGTTCAAATTTCCGGTTATGAATAAATTGGCTAAAAGAATATTGAGGACAGGAAAGTCTGGTTATAATCCTGATTATGAACATGATGGTGTGATTGCTCGTAAGAATAGAGAAATAGCAAATCTAATATATGCTTTAGAAGAAAAAGATAAAATTATTAACGAGAAAGAGAGGATTATAAAATCATTAAGAAAAGAATAATACGAGAAAGATCAATAGGTCCTTAAACCTGTTTGGATAGGTTAAAACCTACTCTTCTAAAAGTAATTTAGGTGATAAAAGATATACAACTGACTATCAGCCAATAAGAAAAGTAGTGGTTACGGGAAGGCGATGCAATATGTGCCGATGTAAGCGGATTAGGTTTGAAAAAGTAGAATATATAATAACTAAATATCAAAGAAATGAACGAAGGATTTAATTTATTAGAAAATTTTCCTATTAATAAAGAGTTTTCATTTTTCAAGGAGCTTGAAAAACTTGGATTTAGAAAGTTAGATGATCCACAAAAAGACCAAAATACTCAATATATTGGAACTATATACGATTATGAGACTGATTCATTGGCAAAAATAATAGTTGAAAGAGAAGAGAAGTCTTTTGCTGGTTGTTTCTCTAAATACATTCAAATATACAAAAACCACGAACAGTTCGGAAAATGTATTTATAATGGGTTTATGCCTCAATCATATATCGTTTTCCATACGTTAATGACTCATTTATTTCCGACAAAAGATTTTGCACTAACATATGAAAATAAAGTTCTTGAAAATGAGGTACGTTATACTTAATCAGATCTGGGAAATAAAAACTTTGGCATTAATATATAACTTTCATAGTTTCTGCAATCAAGATTACCAACGACAAATTAGGGGATCTTTATGCGGAGAACTTCTCCGAAATTTTGGAATGTTTCATGCAAACTGCCGCCATCTCCAATTTGGAATGCATTTCGCTAAGACAATTAGCGGATATTGGTAATTATATAAATATGACACAGTAAGTCAAATATTTATAGAATTTATCCCCGGACGTATTCCGGACAAACGACCATAAAAACAACAGAATTAAGAAACGTATTTGATTGAAAATCAGCTATCGTTTAAACAGAAAAAGTTGGAATAAGGTCGGATCTCCGCAACTAAATAAAAAAGACCGTTTTTCAACGGTCTTTTTTCATATCCTGACAATACCTATTGTTATTTCACAACTAC